GTAACATCATCCTACTCAAACGGAGAACTAAACAGGTCATAAAATGATAGGAACTGGAATCGAAAAACGTATACAAGTCCAACAAGTCATAGAAAGTCAACTTCCTGAGTTCATACTCTCAGAAAGTCCCAAGACAGTTGATTTTCTTAAACAGTACTACATCTCTCAAGAACATCGAGGTGGTGTAGTAGATTTAAGTGATAATTTAGATCAATATTTAAAATTAGATAATTTAACACCAGAGGTTATTGTTGGTGTAACTACACTAACTGCTGGTATAACAACTGCAAGTGATACTATTACAGTATCATCTACTAAAGGGTTTCCAAATGAATATGGACTTCTTAAGATTGATGATGAGATAATCACATATACAGGTATTACAACAAATAGTTTTACTGGATGTGTAAGAGGGTTTAGTGGTATAACTTCATTTACAAGCACAAATAATCCGGGTGAGTTAGTATTTTCAACATCAACAACTAGTTCTCATGATGTTGATTCTAATGTCAATAACTTAAGTGTACTGTTTTTACAAGAATTTTATAAGAAAGTTAAGAAAACTTTGACTCCTGGCTTAGAAGATACAAAGTTTGTGGGAGATATTGATGTAAGTAATTTTATAAAAGAGTCCAAATCATTATATCAATCTAAAGGAACTGCAGAGTCATTCCGTATTTTATTTAATGTTTTATTTGGATTGTCACCAAAAGTTATTGATTTAGAAGAATTTTTAATAAAACCATCTGGAGCTGAATATATTCGTAGAGAAATAGTTTTAGCAGAGGTGATTAGTGGTGATCCAAATAAATTACTTGGTCAAACAATTACAAAATCAAATGATTCTCAAACAAATGCATCTGTATCTGAAGTTGAAATCGTAACACGAAACCGTAAAACATTTTATAAGTTAAGTTTATTTGTAGGATATAATGATAGAAGTGGTATCAATGGTACTTTTACTATCCCCGGAAAATCTAAAGTAATTGGTAATGTACCTGTAGGATCTTCTGTAATTACCGTAGATTCAACTGTAGGATTTGGAACAACAGGAGTTGTTGTAACTGGTGAAAACACAATTTCATACGGTGATAAGACCATTAATCAGTTTTTAAATTGTACCGGTATTGGTTCATCTATAACAAGCACTGATGATATTAGATCTGATGAATTTGTTTTTGGTTATGAAAACGGAGATATAAGCAAAAAGGTAGAATTAAGAATTACTGGTGTATTATCAGATTTTAGATTATTAGCTAACAAAGGGTCTAGTGTTACTAGTGAAGGTGAAAGAATCACCGTAAAAAACTTAGGTGAAGTAATTCCGAACCCAATAGTTGATAAAACTAAAAAAGAAGTATTTTTCAATTCATGGATTTATAATACATCTTGTACTTTTGAAATCGATAGTATTAATGGATCTACATTTCTTCTCAAATCTAATTTTGATAAGTCTAATTTAAAAGAAGGTGATAAAGTTGATATTATTAGAAGAAATACTAATATTGTTGATGTAAGTGATGCGATTATAAAAACCACAAATCCAACTGGATTATTGGACAAACAATTAATTTTGGATAATATTGTAGGATTTACACCGGCAGTAGGTATTAGTTATGATATTCGTAGAAAATTAGATAGAGCTTTCAGTAGTACATCACAATTGCAGTTTGGAAATAACGTAATTACATCTAATGTTCAGAACACATATAATCAAAATGATCAAAATTACTATGTAGCATCATCATCACTACCCTCTTTCGATATTACAGAAACAGTATCTAAGAGTGTGATTCCAAATGCATCAGGAACTTTTTTACAAGGTTTCAATAATGTTGCACAAAAATTTTCAATTATATCATTTGCCACTGATACTGAGTTTAGAACTGGTGATGCAGTATTCTATAAACCATCTAATAATCCATTGACTGGTTTAGAGGAAGGTGTTTACTACGTTGAGGTATTGACACAGAAAAATCAAATTAGATTATACAGTTCTAGATCATTCATACCTATTTCAGATTTTCTACAATTCACATCAGGTGGTGCTGGTACTCATAGTTTTGTTCTAGTACGTCATAAAAACGAAGAAATAGGTGTTCAAAAAATACTTAAAAAGTTTCCTGCAATATCAAATATTGAGTCTGGATCATCTACACCAACAGAATCAGGATCAACTGGTATATTAGTTAATGGTGTAGAGATAACAAACTATAAATCTGAAGATAAAATCTATTATGGCCCATTAAATGATGTAAAAGTATTGAATACTGGTACAAATTTTGATGTAATAAATCTACCATCTATAACTATACCTCAAGTTTCTTCAGGAACAACAGCATTAGTTCAACCTATAATTAAGGGAGAACTTAAAGAGGTATTAGTTGATCAGCAAGATTTTGATATTGAAAAAGTTTTATCATTAACAATAACTGGTGGTAATGGTTCTGGTGCAGTTTTAAAACCAATAGTATCAAAGAGATTTAGGGAATTATCATTTGATGGAAGAAATGCTGCTACAAGGGGAGGAGTTGATATTGCACTCGATCAATTAATATTTGATAAACCACATAATCTTCTTAGTGGAGAACCTTTGGTATATGATAACAATAATAATTCATCATTAGGAATAGGAACATTTAAAGGATCTAATACAGATCAAAATAAATTCTTATCAAATGGATCAGTATATTTTCCAGAGGTTGTTGGTCTATCATCCATAAGACTATATGAAACAGTTAATGATTTCAACGCAGGTATTAATACTGTTGGTTTTACCACTGTTAATACACAAGGTACTCATAAATTTAAATTATTAAACAAAAAAAATCATTTACGTTCTGTTTTTATTGAAAACGCAGGTGAAAATTATACTAACCGAAAATTATTGGTAAAACCAGCTGGCATATCCACAGTATATGATACAGTCAATTTCATTAATCATGGATTTTTAGATGGAGAATTAATATCTTACAATGCTACAGGAGGATCGTTAGTAACTGGATTATCAAGTTCATTCCAATATAAAATTATTAAATTGGATAATAATTCATTTAGACTTGCAAATGCAGGAGTTGGTGGAACAGATAATAGTGATTATATTCGTGGTGACTATACTAAATTTACTAGTGCTGGTACGGGTTTACAAGAATTTAAATATCCTGATATTGAATTAAATATACAAGCAGTTTATTCTCCAACAACACTAACAAGAAATGGTGATTTAGTAGTTACACCAGTTGTTCGTGGATCTATAATTGACACTTATCTTTATGAACCCGGATCAAATTATGGTTCTGACATATTAAATTTTGAGAAAAAACCCGGAGTTACACTTCAAAATGGTAAATCTGCAGAAGTAAGGGCCATCACTGCAAAGGGTAAAGTTATAGCAGTAGATGTAAGATTTGGTGGTAAGGAGTATTTCTCTCCACCTGATTTAGAATTTGTTGGTGTTGGATCTGGTGTAGGTGCAAAATTAAGACCTATTGTTACGAATGGAAAAATTACAGATGTTAAAATTATAAATCCGGGTATAGGTTATACATCAACACCGACAGTTAGAGTTAAACCTGCTGGTAGTGGTCAAATTCTTGAACCATCAATAAGATCTTTGACTATTAATAATTTAACAAGATTTGGAGATGAGGTTTTATTGAGAGAATCTGAAGATAATTTACAATATGCAGTTGTAGGATATAATACATCAATTTATTCATCGTTATTCCAAGATCCTGATCCTATCACAGGTCATTCACCTATTATAGGGTGGGCATATGATGGTAATCCAATTTATGGCCCTTATGGTTATAGCGATCCGAATGATTCTGATTCAACAATCCAATTGTTAGATACTGGGTATGATCTTAATACAAGCATAGTTTCTAATAGACCTTCATCATTTTCTGGTGGATTTTTTGTAGAAGATTTTGAATTCAATGATTCTGGTGACTTAGATGAAAGTAATGGTAGATTTTGTAAAACTCCAGATTATCCAAATGGTGTATATGCATACTTTGTAGGTATATCAACAGGTGCACAAGGTAATCTTGCCCCTAAATTTCCATACTTTATAGGTGATTTTTATAGATCAAAACCAATTTCAGATAATTTCTTGATAAATCAAAATAATTTTGATTTCAATTCAAATGATATCGTCAGAAATACTCTAGCATATAAAGTTGCAGATCCAACAGCTGATAATGATTTCTTAATTGAGTCAAATGAACTCATAGAACAAAGTGCCATTGTAGAGTCAGTAAGTAAAGGTAATGTTGAAGATTTTCAAATTGTAGAAGCAGGAAGTGATTATAAAGTAGGAGATACATTAAACTTTGATAATACTGATACCTCTGGAGGAGGTGCCAGTGCCTCTGTATCGAAAGTAACAGGAAAACCTATTACAAGTGTAGATACAACAGTTCAAACCTATGATAATGTCGTATACGTTAGAGATAGTGCAACTCAAGTAAGTGCATTTATATCAACATCACATACTTTTTCTGATAATGATCAAATAGTTGTATCAGGTCTTTCAACAAGTATTCCAAATCTTACAGATTCTCATCAAGTTGGTGTTACATCTGAGCAAGTTGTATTATATAAAGAACTTGGTGCTAATTCATCTTCAGGTATTGTTACTGACATATATGTTTCTTCTATTCCTGATAGAGTATCAGCTGGAAGTAGCATAGGAATAGGAACTGAAAAATTATTAGTTCTCAATGCTTTTAGAGAAAGACAAATATTAAGAGTTAAGAGAGGTGTTGTTGGTGCTGCTCATACTTTGTCTGCACCTGTTTTTACAACTCCACAAAAATTTACAATACCTTTAATCACTGATCCGTTTGATTCAAAAGTTAATGATAAGGTATTTTTCAATCCAAAAGAACAAGTTGGATTAGCATTAACTGCCGGAACAGTTATTGGTATGGCAAAATCATTTACTACCGGAGAACTATCAAAGGTAATTAGTGTTCCTGCAAAGAGTATTTTCTTACCAAATCATCCTTTTGTAAATAATCAACAATTAACATTTAAAATTCCATCTGGTGCTGGTGCATTATCAGTTGGTACAGGTGTAACTCAATCAGTTACAGCTAGTTTTAATCTAACAGATGGATCTACTGTATTTGCGAAGAGAATATCAAATGATTTAGTTGGATTATCAACAGAAAAGGGTGGGGAAACTATTTTCTTTAAAACTTCACCTACAGATAGTTTTGAATATTTACTTGAATCAAACTTTATTCAAGTAACTGGTAAAGCACAAGAAATAACAGCACATGTTGCAGTATCTACATCTCATGGATTATCTGAATTAGATACCATTGACTTGACTTTAGAATCAAATATATCTGGTGGAACAGGTATAACCACATCAGTCATTGTTAAATACTCATCTTCTGAAGATAAAGTATTAATCAATCCAACTACGATTGTTAAAGCAAATATAGGTGCAGATACAATATTTAAATCTGATCATGGATTCAAAACTGGACAAAAAATATTCTATGATGGATCTACAGGACAGGCCACTGGTTTAACCACTTCATCATATTTTGTTTATAGAATTGACGATAATGCATTCCAGTTGGGTGAAACATTATATGATGTTCAAAATGAACCACCTAAAGTTGTTGGTATAACAACTAATACTGGTGGAAATAGTCAAGAAATATCACTAATTAATCCGTCATTACAAATTGTAAGAAATAATGATTTAGTATTTTATGTTTCAGACTCATCATTGAGTGGATTTGATTTTAATTTCTATTACGACAAAGATTTTAAAAATGAATTTGTATCTACAGGATCCACAGATACATTCTCAATAGAAAGTGTCGGCACAGTAGGTGTTGGAACAACTTCTACCGTTACCTTAAAATATAATTCAAATAATCCTAGTAATATTTTTTATACATTAGAAAAAACTGGATTTATTAGCACATCAGATGTAGATGTAGAAAATGGATCAAGAATTAATTACATTAACAGTGAATATGAGGGATCTTATACTGCCTTTGGTGTGGGTACTACATCATTTAATATATCACTCAAAAATGTTCCAGAAAAATTAAATTACATCCAATCAGAGGTAGATACACTATCATACTTAACTAACTCATCAACAGTGAGTGGAGGTGTAGGTAAAATACATTTAGCCTCAGGTGGTTTTGGATTCAAAAAGATACCCGGAATATCTAGTATCACATCCGTGAGTGGTATTAACTCTAAAATTCTTTGTTTATCAAATAGTATTAACAAAATTAATAAAGTTCGTATATTAGACCCCGGTTTTGAATATCATTCAGATAAAACATTAAAACCAGAGGCCAGAATATCACCAACAATTACTTTAATAAACTCAGATGTCATTTCTGAAATACAAGTGGTTTCTGGTGGTAAAGATTACTTATCAGTGCCTGATATTGTTATAGTTGATCCTGAAACCGGACAATTAACTGATCAGGGAGTTATAGAATTATCATTAAACTCCAGTTCAATTGCATCGGTTAACATAATTAGTTCACCCAAAGGTTTAAAATCTGTTGAACAAAGAGTAAGAACTATTAATAATTCAAATGGTATATCAGTATCAACTGTCGTTGGTATGAATACTACAACTAATACTGGATTAGTTACATGTACATTAGAAACACCTATTGGTGGATTCTCTCCTGCACCATTTGCTGTGGGGGATCAAATATTTGTAGAAGGTATTCAGTTAGAATCATCTGAAGGATCTGGATATAACTCTACAGATCATGGGTTTGTATTCTTTACTGTAAGTGATTATCAAAATACAAGTCCTGCAATATTAGAATTTAATCTTACTGGTATTGGTGTAAGTGTTGGTATAGCAAAAACATCTCAGACAAACTATGCTACAATCACTAATTTTAATAATTATCCACAGTTTAGAACTGTTCAAAAATCAGCTCAGTTTAGAATTGGAGAAAGATTAGCAGTTAAAGAGAATAATACTTTTGTTTTATCAAATCTAACAGTTCTTGAAAATAATCCAGATGAATTTATAAAAATATTTGGAAAAAGAGAATTGGTTATTGGAGATCAAATAAGAGGTGAGATTACTGGTACACAAGCAACCATTAACTCAATAGCAGAAAACAAAGGGAGATTTGAGATAGACTATGCTTTAAGACAAGATCGTGGCTGGAATACTGAAATTGGTAAGTTAAATGAAGATTATCAAGTTATTGCTGATAATGATTATTATCAAAATTTATCATATACAGTCCAAAGTCCGATAACTTTTGAAGAAATAGTTGATCCTGTAAACAGACTTGTTCATACAACTGGATTGAAAAATTTTGCTGATACTGGTATTACATCTACTGCTAAAAGCGGAATTTCTTCAAGATCTGATCTTGTCATAGGAAGAGATTTAATAAGTGATGAGAGAGTAGATACTATCAATAACTTTGACTTAGTGGTTGATACGGATACTACTCTTGGTAGTTCACAATCTAAATTCCTTAAATTAAGAAACCAAAAATTAGCAAGTTATATTGAGTGTAGAACAAACCGTGTTCTTGATATAGATGATATTAGTTCATTATTCTCTAATACAAATAGCACTCAAAATAATCGAATTGACATTTCTATCAATGAAAATTACGAAAGTTTCTTATTACAAACAAAAAATCCATCCACAAATGAAATTCAAGTTGATGAAGTAGTTGTATTTAAAGATAATACTGACACGTTTACTTTTGAAAAAAATAATATAGGTATAGGAACACAAAAAATTATTGATGTTATTGGATTTACAGACACCGCAACAAGTGATACAACATTAAGAATTACACCAACTGATCCATTTGATGATGATTTAGATATAAAAGTATATCGTAATTCATTTAACAGTACTCTGGCTGGTATAAACACTCAAAGTGTTGGTTTTGTAAATCTAATAGGTGTTGCTAAAACTGCAAGTCCAAGTGGAACAATTAATTTAGTAAGTGCTCCAATTGGATTTACATCAGCATTTTATGCCACTATTGAAGTTACAGATAATGAAACTAATGAAAAGAATTTAGTTGATGTATACGCAACACATGATGGGACAAATTCATACTTTAGTGAATATTATGTTGATAGTGGAGATATCGCTAATTTCTCATCAAACTTTATTGGAACATTCACATCAAATCTAAATTCAGGTGTTCTTTCTATAGATTTTGAAAATACAGGAATACACACTGCTACATTAAGATCAAAAACAGTCGGTCTTGGAACAACTGCTGCAGGAATTGGAACATTTAGATTTAAGGATACTGCACAATTAGATGGATCTGAAAGAACTGTCAATTTACAATCAAACTTTAAAAGAGTAAGTAATACATCCACTATCGTTGGTGTAGATTCTAATAAATTTAGCACTATTAAGAGTGTCGTAAGAGTTGCAGTAGGGTCAACTATTGCAATACATCAAGTTTTAGCGACTCATAATGGAACTGATACTTCTTTGGTTCATTATCCATTTATTTCTATCGGAAGCACAGCTGGTATTGGAACATTTATTGCTAATTTTGCAAATAATAAATTTAATGTAAGATTTAATCCTGATACCGGTGTCACAGATGCTGAAGTATCTGCATATAGTGAAATATTCTATACAGATCTTGATATATTCAACGTGCCACCAGATTTAACTTATGGTCGTGTTACTGAATCAGTTGCAGTTCGTCAATACAATGCTGTAAACGGTAATAGATCAAATAAAACTGAATTTGATTTAAAACATCGTGGAACTCCAATTTTTGCAAAAACATTTGCACCATCTGATACAAATAAGTTAGATCCAGCTACAGGTATATTCACTATTAATGATCATTTCTTTAGCACTGGTGAAAAACTTAAGTATACACCTAAGAGTTCATTTATAGGTGTTGCTGCAACAGCAATGCAACATGCATCAGGAACTAATCTTCCTACTGATGTATTTGCTATTAATTTAACACAAGATACATTTAAATTAGCATTAACTAAATCAAATGCTAACGCAGGAACTGGTGTTACATTCTTGTCTTTAGGATCAGGTAATATTCATCAGTTAGAAATGACTAAAAAACTTGAGAAGAGTTTGATAAATGTTGATGGATTAATACAGTCTCCAATAGCGTTTACTCCAGTTAATACTACGGTAACAAATAATGGTGGTAGCATATCTGCAACAGATACGATCTTTAGTGTTGCTGGTATTTCTTCAATAGTTGAAGGTGATATATTGGAAGTAGGAACTGAATTGATGAAAGTTACTTCAGTTGGTCTAGGTACAACTGCACTTGGCCCAATATCTGGTGATGGTGCTTTAAATTTAGTTGGTGTTGATAGAGGATCTCTAGGAAGCACAGCAGCATCACATAATGATTCAACAGCAGTGCGTAAATTTAAAGGATCATTTAATATCGTTGACAGTAAGATACATTTTACAGATGCTCCTAAAGGAACAAACTTTGCAGCACAAAATCCTTCAAGTTTACCATTCCCAAGATCAGATTTCCACGGTAGAGTCTATCTTAGAAATGATTATACAAACAATAGAATCTTTGATGATATATCTGATGGATTCACTGGAGTTGGTGCAACTCATATCGTTAAAGTTGCTGGTGTTAACACCACTGGAATACAAACTGGTGGAAGTATCGTCTTGTTAAATGGAATATTCCAGACACCAACAACAGAAAATAATTTAGGAAATAACTACGACTTTATTGATGATACAACTGCAGGTATTACAACAATTACATTTACAGGTATTACATCTACAAATGGTGATAAAATTACAAGTGAGTCTGATGTTAATTTAAATCAACTACCTAGAGGTGGAATGATCGTATCACTTGGATCTACAGGTGGTCTTGGTGTCGCTCCTCTAGTCGGTGCTGCTGTCACAGTAGTTAAAAATGCAAATGGTGTAATTACATCAGTTGGTGCTGGATCTACTGATCAATTAGGTTCAGGATATCGTGGATCAGTTTCAATTGGTGTTACAGATATCGCTTATGAACATCGTTTTGCAAGTTCAGGTATCGGATCAATAAGAAAGAGTAATTTTAGTACCGGTGATTCTTTCACTGCTACAAATGCAGTTTATACATCTCACACTGGTGTATTAGTACTAACAATTCCAAATCATGGATTAACTACAAGTGATACCGTTGGTATTGATACTGGTGGTTTAGTATTCAGATGCTCTAAGGATAATTTCCAAACATTACATCCATATCCTCGTTCAGTATCTGTTACTGCACAAGGAACAAGAAGTGATCCCGTCGCTGGTATTCAAACAACTATTACTGCCAAAACAACTAATACAATTACTATAAACGTTGGCCCCGGTGGTGGTGCTGGCACAGGTGCGGTTGTTAATGCAACTGTTGGTGCCGGTGGTACATTAGCATTTACTGTAGCAAATGGCGGTACAGGTTATGTTAATCCAAGAATTAATATACCATCACCAACTTATGAAGATTTAGAGGTTATTGGTGTATCACGTTTAGGTATTGGTGCTACAACAGATACTGGATTAGGATTAAAGATATCTGTAGATGTCGGTGCTGCTTCAACAGTTGGAGTAGGATCTACACTTCATACGGTAAAATCATTTAAAGTAACTAGAAATGGATTTGGATTTAAAAAAGGTGACGTATTTAAACCTGTTGGATTAGTCACTGATAGGCAATTAAGTAACAGGGTAAGTGAATTTGAATTAACGGTTACAGAGATCTTTACTGATAATTTTGCATCTTGGGACTTTGGTGAATTTGATATGATTGATTCAATTAAAAATTTACAAAATGGTTCAAGAAAGAGATTCCCAATAACTGTAAATGGTGAATTAAGAAGTTTTGAAATTGACGGAGCAAATGCTAGTTCCTCTCTAGTAATCATGCGTAATTTACTCATGATTTACGTAAACGGTGTTTTACAGGAGCCTGGTGTAGCATATACATTTGATGGTGGTACAACATTTGCATTTTCTATTGCACCAACCACTAATGATGACGTTGATATATTCTTCTATAAAGGAACAACTGGAGGATCAAATCCTGATACTGTTGATGTTGAAGTTCAAGAGACATTAAAGGCTGGTGATATAATTGAGGTAGGTTCAATTGCAGGTGACGTTGCACAATCTGAAAGAACAGTAATTGGTATTACAACATCTGACACATTTGAAACTGAAATATACACAGGTGCTGGTATTAATGCAAATACATTCAAACCAATTGTAAATTGGAGAAAACAGAAGGTTGATAAGATAATAAGAGGTAATATTGTATCTAAGGCAAGAGATTCAATAGAACCATTAATCTTCCCAACTGCTAGAATTATTGGTAATTTATCAACAAGTGAAAGTGATGACATTTTCGTAGATGAAGCACAATTCTTTGAATATGAAGAGGATCATTCAAGTATTAACATTAATAGTTTTGGTGGATTAGTAATTGATAACGTAAATCCTGTCGCTGCTGCTCTCACAGCCACTGTTTCTTCTACAGGAACCATATCTGCTATCACAGTTGTATCTGGTGGTAGTGGTTATGTGGGTTCTACTACGAGTATTGCAATCGCTGCTCCATTTGGCGTTGGAAATACTAGTTCTCCTGCAGTGACATCAGGTATCGCAACCTATGCAACTGCAACAGCTACTATTACTAATGGTTCAATTGCATCAGTAACTGTAAATAATATTGGTCTTGGATATACAAATACAAATCCTCCTCTTGTTCTTGCACCAACACCTGAATTAATTGGTGAAAACATTACAAATATTAAAAATGTTCATGGATTTAGTGGAATTGTAACTGGTATTTCTACGGCAGTAATAGGTGTTTCAACTCTTGGTCTAAGAATTGGTCTTGCAAGGACTGCAGGTGATTTTAATACTTTAGCTGCTGGATATCCAATTTACATATTTGATACAACAGTTGGAAGTGGTGTTACCTCTCTTAACTCAAGTGGTAATAATAATGACACAGTTGGAATAGGAACATCATTTGCAGATAATATCTATATAATTCAGTCTATAACTAAGAGTGGTCAAAACGCTGAGATACTTACAAATATTCATTCTGGGACTGTGCATGCAGGACTGACTGCATCTCCTACAGCAAACGGTGGATATAATGGTAGATTCTCATGGGGTAGATTATTCACTAGTAGTGGAACTTTAAGTAGACCAGATCCAATTGCAATAGGTGTTACAGGACGAACAGTGGGACTTTCAACTGGTGTTGGAATATCAACTTTCCCAACTATTCAGAGAAGAGTATTTGGTCTTCGTGATACAGGTGCAGTCCGTAAAACATTATCATGATGATTTCACGTATAAATATAGAAAAAAAGCGATAAAATGCCAGCAGTAGTAACCGACCAGTTTAGAATATTAAATGCTAGTAACTTTGTTGATACAGTTACTGGTATTGGGGGAGCTGATCCGACAAATTCATTTTATGTTACATTGGGTTTACCTAATCCAACTATTGTAGGATTTGGTAGAACATCAACTTGGAATACGGCCACTCCAAATCCTGTTGATAATATCAATAGAAACAATCATATTGGTGATACTTCATTATTTGGTAAAAGAGTAACAGGTAAGAACGTAAGACGTTTAATTAGAAAAGTTGATTGGACTCAGGGAACAAGATACGAAATGTATCGACATGATTATAGTATAAACTCTCCTTCACCAGTTACACAATCAGCAAGACTATATGATTCAAGATATTATGTTATAAATGAAAATTTTAATGTCTATGTTTGTATTGATAATGGTTCGTCTGGTATAAACACAACTGGTAACGCATCACAAGATCAACCAACATTTACAGATTTAGAACCATCAAGAGCTGGTGAGAGTGGTGATGGTTATGTTTGGAAGTTTCTTTATACAGTATCTCCTAGTGATATAATAAAATTTGATTCTACAGAATTTATTGCAGTTCCAAATGATTGGACAACAACAAATGATGCAACAATTCAATCTGTAAGAGAGAATGGTGATTCTGATTTAAATAATAATCAAATAAAAAAAGTTTATATTGACAATCAAGGAAATGGTTATTCTGGAGGAGTGGGACAAGAATTTAATATTTTAGGAGATGGAACTGGAGGAAAGGTGGTTGTTGATGTAGTTGGTGGTAAAATAACAAATGCAGTTGTGTCATCAGGTGGTAAAGGATATACTTATGGTATTGTTGATTTAGGAACAATTAATGCAAATGCATCTGTAAAGGCTAAATTAATTCCAATAATTCCTCCATCAAAAGGTCATGGATTTAATGTATATGAAGAATTAGGAACAGATAGAGTTTTGTGCTATGCAAGATTTGGTGGTGATAATAAAGATTTTCCTTTTGATACTAAATTTGCACAAGTTGAATTGGTAAAAAATCCAACGTCAGTTGGAACAACATCAGTTTATTTTAGTGATTCCTATTCATCACTTAGTTCAATAAAATTTCCATCAACCACGACCTCTATTCCAGTGATAGGTGAAAAAATAAGTCAATCTGTTAGTGGAGGCACAGCTGTTGGTTATGTTGCATCATTTGATAAAGAAACTAAAGTATTAAAATATTTCCAAGATAGATCACTTTATTTTGGAAATGGTGAAGATCAGACAGATTATGTTGGTATATCAACTCTAGGTCAGGTGTTTGCATTTCAATCATCTGCAAACCCCATAACTGCACCAAGTGGTTTCTCTGGATCTGTTGAGACCACGTTTAGTTCAGGTATTACCACAGTTGGTACTAAGAATGTGGGTCTTGGAGTGACTTTCACAAATGGACTCGCTGAACCTGAAATAAATAAAGGGTCAGGTGATATAATCTACATTGACAATAGGGCGACTATCACAAGAAACTC